GAGATCCTCGTGGGCGGGATGCGCGACTCGCTGCTGCACCGACAGGTTGGGCACCTCCGCGCTGACCCCGCAACCGGCGTCGTGAACTTGATCCCGCTGGAGATCTGGAGACGGTTGACCGGACCGGCGCCCGACACACTGATGCCCTTGGGCACGCTCCCTGATATCCGCGCTGTGAACATGCATTTCTTTGAGCCTGGCCAGGAGTTTGTGATTGGGCCAGACACGTGGAAGATGTTCCCATGGACGCGCAAACGCTTTCTCCAGGACAATGCTGAAGAGAGTTGGAACATGGGCATTGCTTACAAGAAGATTGCCTGATGGCCAACGAACCGGCCTTTACTCTTCAAGGGGTTGCGGACCAAGCCGGCGAAAACGCGTCGCGCTTGGTTGTGCAAGGATTCCCTGGGGCGCCTCCTTCTTGGACGGCGCCCACGATCATTGACATGGCGTCGTTCGTTCAGATGGATCGTGGGCCCGAGACGAAAGCCGCCCTGGCTGCACCGCGACAGCAGAACTTCTCAGGAGCCATTTGCCAGGATGAAGTGGCTTCAGATTTCTTCGACAACGTTATTGTCACACCGCAGCTAATCAATACGGGTATCGTCGTTGGCGTTTTGAATTTCGTCATCGATGTCTACTCTTCGTACCGACATCAAGTGCGCACCTTCGACTCGTTCAGCTCGACAGCCGGAGACGGCGTATCGATCACGGACCTGCCTACACTCCCGTCGACCATGCCCGCTCAGTCGGGCTTCACATTGACCTTGGAGGTGCTACCCGAAGGACCGGCCACCATCAATGGTGATCTCGACTTCGACTTCGACGTGGGATTTGCCGTCATTGCCATACTTGGGACGCGGGCAGTCACGCTTCCGAATCAGCCGTCGAAGCCAATCATAGAGATTCTTCAGTTTAGGACCGACATCCTCAGGAAGAGTCACGGCTCAGAGCAACGTCGCAAGCTCAGGTTTGCGCCGCGCCAGATCTTCGAGCTGCCGTTTTCCGTATCCGGCCACGAGCGGCGCGTCTTGGAGACGGCGATGATGGGAGCCCAAGGGAGAGCCTTGGGCGTGCCGGTGTGGCACGAGGCAACGTTGTCAACCGCGCCCGTGTCGATCAGCGATACTACCATCAACGTGGATACAACGGCGTTCGCCGATTACAGGGTCGGAGGGCTGGCAAGGATCTGGAGCAACGTCGACACCTTCGAGACCCTCGAGGTCTTGACTATCAATCCGACCTCTCTTGTATTCAACAGCCAGTTCACCAAGGCTTTCCCGGCCGGCGCCCTCGTGATGCCGGAGCGGACCGCATTCATGTCGCGCGAGGTCACCGGTGTGAAGTTCCCGGTCAACCTGCAAGAGACGCGCATGCGCGTCACGGTGATCGACAACGACTCCGACCTATCCAGCGCCGCGGCGTTCCCAACGTTCAACAGCAAGGTCTTTCTCAATGAGCCCAATATGATTCGCGGTAGGCTCAGTGAGACCATATCGCGCGACACTTTCATTATCGATTCTGTGGTTGGTACCTTAGACCAATTCAGCGATGAGGTCATCAGCCGGCGAAGCCACCTCAAGATCTTCTTCAGCCGTACGCGGCAACGCCTGTGGGAGGTACGCCAGCTCCTCCACTTCCTGGGTGGTAGGCAGACGTCGTTCTACATCCCGACTTTCTTCGACGAGCTCGAGCCCACGGCGAACATCGTCTCGGCTTCGGACAAGCTGACGATCAAGAACATCGGTTACTCGGATCAACTCCAATCCCGTACCCCGAGGGACGCTGTCCAGCTTGTCAAGACGGACGGAACTAAGGTTGCACGGAGCGTTCTCTCGTCCTTGGAGCTGAGCGAGACAGAAGAGCAGCTTACCCTTGGCGCTACCTGGGGCGTCAACGCCACACTCGCAGAGATCTTACGTGTAGAATATGTAGAGAAAGTCCGGCTCGACTCTGACGAGGTCCGGATCACCCACACGTCCGACTTCGGCGAGGCCGAGATCGAGGCCCCGATCATAACGGTAAACGAATGACCTTCACCGCCCAAGAGACAAGCGTCGAAGCCGGCTCTCCGGTTGAGCTATACACGTTCGAGTTTGGTCTTGACATCAAGCGCAGAACGAATAACTCCATCGACGTGGTGCACAACGGGCTCACGTATACGTCCACTGTGATGACGCGCACAGCCCTGATCGAAGAGAAGAACAAGAAGGGTGAGAAACTGGAGATCAACCTCCCAGCAACAGACCCTCTTGTGCGCACGTTCCTCGGTAAGCCCCCAGGCGTCACCGCTGAAGTCACTCTCCAGCAAACGCATCGTACCGACGGGGCCGAGGAACTCATCACGCAGTTCAATGGCGAGATCCAGACTGTGGACTTCACAGATAACGGCCACGCGGCTACCATGCAGGTTCTCGCCCTCACGAGTGCCCTGACTCGGAACATTCCGCGGATTACTTACAGGGGATCTGCAACCATTTCCTCTACGACAAGCGTTGCAAGGTCCTGGAGGGCGACCCGAACTTCCAGAAGACGCTCACCGTTATTGCAGTAACGAGCCTCGACCGGGTTCTCACGGCTTCTGGCGCCGGCGCATTCGGCGCGGACTTTTTCACAGGCGGGTTTGTCGAGTCTGCAGACGGTGACTTCAGAGCGATTATCAAGCAGTCTGGGGACGACCTGACCCTAATGACGTCTTTCAATAGATCACCGCTCAACGACAGCTTGAAGTTCAACGCAGGGTGCGACGGCACAGCCGCAACTTGTGTGTCGAAGTTTGACAACATCCTGAACCACGGCTCGTACGGGCTCTTTATCGCAACCAAAGACCTTTTCAGGACGGGCATCTGATGTTTCTTGCAGAGCAGGTTCTCCACGCCCAGTTCATCGAGTCCTTGATAATTGGGCTCATCATGTCCGTGGTGTCGATCGCCATCTCGGAGTTGCTAAAGTCTAAACCGAAGATTGAGAACGCGCGACCTGCATCTGACGGCGACTTCGACTTCCCAACGTCCATAGAGAACCGCGTCGTCCCAATCGTCTTCGGGACGGTACGGTTGGCCGGGCCCAACGTCATGTGGTGGGGCGACCGATCGCAGCGACCGATCAAGGAGACGATCAAGATCAACCTGTGGTCGCAAAAGCGGGTCATCGTTGGCTGGCGGTATGACGTTGGCATCCAGTTCGGCCTGTGTCGTGGGCCGCTCGAAAACGCCAGCGACGGCCTCAAGCGCATTTGGATCGGCGATGATCTCGTGTTTACCGGCAACGTCAAGGACGGTACGCTCACAATCGACGAGCCTGAGCTGTTCGGCGGGGATGACTTCGGCCAAGGCGGCGTCGAGGGCACCGTACGGGTCCACCCCGGTACTGAGACTCAGGGCGTGAACGCATACCTGACGCCTCATCAGAGCCCGCAGCCGGCGTACCGCGGCACTACGTACGCGGTGCTTGAGAAAGGTTACATCGGCAACACCACGTCGGTGGCGCCTTGGTCTTTCGAGCTCGCACGCTTCCCGAACACCCTTGGGCTGACAAGCGGCCGTGAGATAGTAAACGGTGCGGACGCAAACTTGGCCGCAGTTGTCTATGAGCTCCTGACCAACGACGAGTGGGGGTTTGGCCGTCCGGCAGCGGATGTCGATGTGGCTAACCTGATCACGGCCGGCAATACTCTCCACCTGGAAGGGAACGGCTTCTCATTCCAGATGGAATCGCAGATTCCGGCCGACGAATTTCAGCACGAAATAGAACGACAGATGGGAGGGGTAGTATATCTCGACCAGCCGTCTGGTAAGTACAAGATCAGTCTCGTGCGTGGGGGTTACGACATCGCGTCGGTTCCGAAGATCGACGAGAACAACACTCTCTCTATCGACAACCACTCGCAAGGTTCTTGGAGCGAAACCACTAACCAGCTTCGAGTCGAGTATTCCGCACGTGACCTTGAGTACAAGAGGACTCACGCCAAAGCCGACGACCTCGGCAACGCGAGGATTCAGAAGAAAACCGTCTCGGATACTATCAAATACCCAGGCTGCAAGAACGCGGACCTTGCCACGGCTCTCGCGTCGCGCGACCTCAAAGAGAAGTCCATCCCGCTGAGCAAGGCCAACGTCGAAGTCGACCGCTCCATGTGGCAGCTGGTCCTCGGCGACATAGTCGCATGGTCGTCGCCCACGCTCGGTCTCGTCGACGTTCCGATGCGGGTGATCCGGATCAATCGAGGCACACTCGTTGACAGCGCTATGCAGCTGACGCTGCTGCAGGACGTGTTCGAGTGGGACGTTGGGTTCTTCGCGGCGCCGCCGGCCACGCTATGGGTCAAGCCATCCGAGGACGTGACGGCGATCAACACGGCAGAAGCCGTGATCCTCGAGGCGCCCTACGCAATCGGCCGGCGTGATCCGCTCGAGCTCGGGGCCTTCAATCGCCTTTGGGCGTTCGCGCGATCCCCAGGTGGCCCAGAGATCACCTTCAAGATGTACCAACGCAATGATCCGGTGACGCCGGCCGGCGCTTTCGCTCTGGCTGGCGAGGTGTTCGGGTTTATGAAGATCGGCGAGCTCGGCACGGCGCTGTCGCCCGGAGACGCCATGCCCACGGTGACCATCCGTCTCGACGTCACGCCTGACGTGATTGCTGACCTGCTCGAGGGCTTCGTGACGGCCACAAGCGGCGACGTGGGAAGCCTCACGAACCTGATCATGATCGGCGGCGAGTTCTTGGGCGTGTCCTCGGTCGTAGACCAAACCACGTTTGTGGACCTTAAGAACGTGTACCGTGGGATGATGGACACCGTGCCCACGACCCACGCTATCGACGACGACGTCTTCCTCGTGTTCCAGTCGGCTGGGCTATCCGATAGCTTGATGCCTCGAGGCAATGTGGTCGACGTTCAACTGCGCAGCCGCTCACGTACCGACGAGTCCACGGAGGGCGAGTCGACGACCGTGCAACTGACGATGGCAGACCGCGCCCGCAGACCGTACCCGCCCACCGAGCTCTTCCTGAACGCCACACGTTATGACCCCACCGTGGACTTCGACGACCTCAAGTCTGGCGGGTCCACTCTGGACGAGCGCGGGATCGAGGCAACGTTCACCCGGCGTGACTGGGAGACCGAAAATGAGGTCGCGGGAATCGAGACTGACGCCGCTACCCTCGATGCAGACTTTCCGACCAAGCACAGCACGCAGTATAAGTTGTCGGTCTTCGAGCGGGCGCCCAGCCTGCTGACGGGTCTGGAGGTGTTCTACAACCTGGACGAGGCGTCGGGGGACGCAATTGACGCCGGCCCCAACGGGCACAATATGACCGATAACGGGACTGTCGACGCCTTCGCCGGCGCGGGTGCCAATACCGGCACAGCACGGGACTTCGCTCAAGGAGCCCTCGAGCACTTCGAGTTGGCCGACAACGCTGATGTCAGCTTCGTGGCGGAGGACTTCGAAATCACGGGCTTTTTTCGGTTGAAGAACGTGACCGGAACCAAGGGCATCGTGGCTAAATGGCTGTTCCAGGGCGGCGAGTTCATTGAGTACGGAGTTTTCACCTCGGGGGCCAACCTATTCTTCGGCGTGTCCGACGATGGAACCGATGACGTAGGCCACTTCGGTCAGGTCCAGAACACGCTCACCCTGGTAGCCAGTCAGTGGTATTGGTTCAGCGCCCGGCACGAGGATGGGGTCGACGTCGAGCTCGAGGTGGTGGCCATCTCCAGCCCGCTATCCGCAAGCACGATTGATAGCGTCGCCCACACAGTTGGATGCAACGACAGCACACGCCCCTTCCACATCGGGCTGATCCGAGGCACAGTTGACGAGTATCACGACGGGCAGTCCGACGCGACAGGCCTCTGGCGACGTCTGCTAACTCAGGTCGAGCGCGAGGTCCTGTTCAACTTCAACGGGGGCGGGAACCAGATACCGTTCACCGGTCAGCTTCTTGGCGAGTCCACGTTCAACGCCGGCGAGGCGGACTCGTTCGTGTCCCGTACGGAGATCCTCCGTACAACGGATGGTCGGTTGCCAACGGATTTGACGTCACGGGTGACGACGCAACACGACCAGATTAGCGAGACGTTCGAGTCGCTGCAGAACCTCGAGTTCGACCACACCCGTGTGGCCGGGACCCTGGACAATGATACGAACTTTGGTGTACAGGATACAAATGTGGTAGGCACGATTGCCAGCGCACCAGACACTGGTACGTACACCTTCACGATCGGCACAGCGATCCCCAACGGCGTCGTAGAGGCCCAGATCAACGGAGGCGGCTACTCAACGATCATCGCCACGTCGGGCACCACGGGCACGCTGGCGGGTGTTACGGCGGGTGATACAGTCGACGTCCGCCACACCGAATCGGTGGCGGTATACGAGACCTTCCTTGAGGTGATCTCGCCCACGTCATCGGTGAACGCGTACGGTATCCTCGTCAACTGACTTGCGGTATAATGGGGTCATGACTAAGAACGGACAGAGCCAACTTCTGATGTCGCTCTTGAGCTTGCTCGCCGGCGCGCTCCTCGCGGGCGTGGGTTGGGTTGTGGTCATGGGCGCCGATGTGGTTGACCGCGAGGAGCTCGATAACTACGTACACCAGAACTCAGGAATAGTGGAGAATATCAAAACCAACCGTGGTAGGATAGAGCGCCTCGAGAAGATCGCCGACGATGTCAGGAACGGTATGGTGGAGCAGCGGGTCCTGCTCCTGAGGATAGAAGGCAAGATTGACAAGGAGGACTAATGGCAGCGGGTCCACTGTTCACGGCTGGAGAAGTGAAGCAGATCGTGAGGTTGAGGGGCGACGGGATGTCCTTCGTGAAGATCGGCGGGGTCATTGGGAGAAGCGGCGAAGGATGTAGGAGAGCGTGGCTACGTCATGTCAACGCAACGGGCGAACCGATCCCCGAGACCACAGACCTGCCTGGGCCGCCGAGCATCAAACAGGTGGACGTCCTCGTCGACGCCCGTGACCTCGACGGCACCACGACGATCGTGAAGAAGGGGAAGTACGTCGAAGAGAACCTCGTCCGACCGTCCGAGTTCAAAAAGATGCTCGGCTTCGGTGACGACTGGATTGCAACCCACCACACATCGAACACGTGGCCGTGCCCGATGAAGCTCAGGACTCAAGTGAAGGGCATCATCGAGGAAAAAGTCCACGTCCAAGACCTCGTCCAGTCGTCCACAAAGTGGCGTCACATAGTCGACGACGAACAGATGCGGAAAGTCATCCGCGAGTGGATGAAGGGCAACGTCAAGCCTATTGAGGTACCGAAGACCGCGCGATTTGTTCGCGACCTCAGAGATCAGACGCCGCAGGTGGTTTCGTGGGGGATTTGGGATGCACACATCGGTATGTATGCC